CGTGCTGCAATGCGACTGCTGCCGGTGCCGTCCCGGGTCCGTAGTCGTCCAAGAACGATGGTTCGCGGAAGTAGACAATCTGCTCGGTTGTCCACGGTCCGTAGAGCTTGCCGCCAATCGTCGCGGTGAATCGCAGCCCGCTGTACGGGTCAGTGATTGCCGACTCTTCGGGCAAGTATTGCCACGACACGCCGGCGGGATTCAGACAGACGAAGCCCGTCATCGTTCGACCCTTGACGACCTTGAGCCAATACGCGGCACCGAAGACCAAGAGACTACGCTCGGTGTCGGCGATGAGTCGCGCGAGCTGCGACGACCACGGCCACGCGATTTCCTCGCCATTGCGGGTCAACACGGTCGGCACGCTTGACAGCGCCTCGGCCCGGAGATTGACCGCGCGGTACAACATCGGCACCTGACGATACGCGTCCGCCGGGGTCGTTAATTTCCCCGATCGGTTCAGCGCGTCAAGCCACCCCTGCGGGTATTGAATCGGCATCAGATGAAACTCCATTCTAACTTCGGTTTGGCGACCATCGCCACGGCACCGCTGACCGCGTCCACGTAGTCGTCATGCTCGTACGCGGGAAAGCCGACGACCTCGTCCAAGAAATTCCGATTCCACGCGCCGGCAACGACACGCACGCCGCCCATCTCGGCACGCGCTGCCCACGGCATGGCGCGCTCCCGCTTATCGCCTCGCACATCGATGCCGCGGAACGGCACGCTGGCAAGTTCGGTCATGCGTCGTAGTTCTTGCGTGGCGGCGAGTCCGTGCTGCGCTTTTTCGATGCCGTGCGTGGTGCGGTCCTCTCGGCGCATCGTCTCGACCATTACGCGTCGCACGTCTGGCCATTCTGCCTTCATGCTGATGCCATCGGCGATGTAGATGATGCCGTCATGCATGGCGACTCGCACTGATGCGGTGAAGTCTGCCGACTGCTTGGTGGACGAGGCGAGGTCCCAATAGCGAAACCACGACGCGCCGATCGGTGCGTGCTCGACGACTGGCAGCCACTCACGACGAAACAGCCCGCCGCTCATGTCGACCACTTCGCCGTCGATTTCCTGCCGCGCCATTTCGGTGGTCATCGTCTCGCGCAACATCTGCACGAAGGTCGGCGGTAGAAACTGATTGTCTGCTGATGACGACCTGATGGTCACGTAATCGCGTCCGCCATCGGTGAAGAGTCGGTCGACCCAATCGCGCCCGCGTGGCGTGGTCGTCATCCACGCGCGCCCGGGCTTCTCGCGCAGCGTGGCGATGGCGAGCTCCCACGTGCGCGATTCCATCTGCGCCGATTCGTCAAGCCAAAGCCAGCCGACATTCGCACCGCGCAGGCGGTCAGGATTGTCAGCTGACCGGAAGATGATACGGCGATTCCCCAAAAGCTTGAGCTCGAGCTCACTTTTGTTCCAATCCGTCACGATGCCAGCACGACCAACCAAGCGCAGCAGCGTGTCCATGGCGCCAAGCCGTAACATCGGATAGGTCGGTGCGATGACCAAGCCAGTCGAGCCCGCCGGCTGCCGCAGACACTCAATCGCCCCGGCGCGGGTCTTGCCCGAACCGCGGCCACCCACGAACCGACGGAAGCGCGCGTCACTCGCCCAGAATAGCTTCTGTGGCTTCGTCTGCGACGTGTGGCGTATCGTCAGTGGTGAGGTCAATGACGTAGTCTGTGGGGGTGCTGGTAGAGTGAACATTGTACGATTCTCGGTAGCTCGGGTCGAGCTTCTTCAGCAGAAACATCACCATGGTCGGGTTCTCGGGCGCCATCGAAAACGCGAGTGACTCGAGATAGTCGAGACGCTTCTCGCGCCCGATTGCCTGCGCGTGACGGACCGCTGCGCACAATTCCGGGTTGCGGTCCATCTGCTTGTAGAGAACCTGCCGATTGTAGCCGACTGCCTTACACGCCGGGTCAATCAGTCCAAGCTCGGCGATGGCTTCAAGCAATTCCTCTGCGCGCAGTTCGACCGACGGTCGCAGTGGCTTGGTCATGCTAGCCCAGCTTCTCGCTCGTCAAGAATCGGAGAATTACGTTCACGATTGCGAGCGCGTAGGCAATCTCCGCCGACGCGTCATTCAGCTCTGGCCATGCTGCCACGGTCGCCAGAATCATGGCGGCAAGCGTCAGCCCGTTGACCCACAACGTCTTACTTCGATACCATCGTTTCATGCTATGCCCCAATCTTGGCGCGAAGCCACAACAGCACGATCGCCCAAAGCAGCGAGCCGATGAGTGCTGCTGCGTAGAATTGCTTTTCAAGCGTGGCGATACGCTTCTCGAATTCTTTGAAGTTCGCGTCGCCGTTCTCGAGTCGCGAAAGCACGGCGTCGAGCTTCGTCTCGACTCGGGCCAGTTTGGTTTCTAGTGATTCTGTCATCGTCATCCCTGATATGCTCGGAACTCTGCGCGGATGGTGTCAAGGTCGATTGCCCAGCCCGGGCATGATTTATGCGCCGCTGCGTACTCGCGGTGCCCCTTCAGCGTTGACCCGTTGACGCTGATGTTGCGCCATGCGAACAACGAGAGCGTCACCGATCGGACGAGCGTGTGCAAGTCGTCGGGCCACGGTCGCCGGTCGTAATCGCCGACCACCTCAAGACCCCACATGGAATTGTTGCCGGTCAACGATGAGCAGTGAATGCCCGGAAGATTCAGCGGGCACATTTGCCAGATGCCGTCGTCTGCCAAGTTGGGCGCGCCCTTCACGACAAACAAATGCGGACCACCACGCCAGCCCATCGCCTCGTAGCGTGCGCTCATTGCGTCCATGGTCCGCTTCCCTCGCCATTGGTCGGGTGTCGGTCGGTATGTGTGGTGCAAGACCAGACCGCGAGCCCACGGCGCCACGCTCGGCGGATACTTCGCGAGATGCGCGCGGAATTCATCGACAGTCCGCCACTGCAGAAGGGCATACGCGTAACTCACTGACGCACTCCTGCCCATCGCTGAATCTTGTTCATAAACGTGGTGCCGTTCTTGCGGTTCACCACGAAGTAGAGTTCGTTACCGATGACCTGAATACTGCCGTGCGCGTCCTCGTAGTACTGGATGAGCTGCCACGGGTCCGTCAGGCTTTTTCGGTACCAAAGATGAATAGCAAACTTTCGGGAGAGAATCCCGTACGAGCCCATCGACGTGGCGAACCACTGGCCGAGGCGGTCCACCTGCACGAAGGTCAGCGTTGCTGTGTAGGTGCCGCCGGGAATCTGCAATTCGCACGGGTTGGGGATTGGTGCTGCTGGTGTCGTCATGTTGCCTCCTGCGTTCATTGTCGGGGTGCTGTCAAGGGCACGAAAAAACCACCCCGGAGATGGAGGGTGGTTTCATCGATGGCACAATGTCCGCACAAGGTGTCAATGGCGTCATGATACCGCGACCGCTGCCGCGTGTCAAACGAAACGCCACCCGATGGCGTGGGTGGCGGTCCGTCATCTTCTGGATGGCGCTGACGCAGGGACTGAATCCACGCCAGCCCCATCATGATACGACGCGCGCGATTGCGTGTCAAACAGAAGACCCATCCGTCGGAAAACGTCAATCCAGAAACCGGGAGTGGTGACGCGTTGCAACTAATTGCGGTAGATGCTTCTTGGCGCGTCTCGGTCATGATACCGCACCGCGTGGCTGCGGTCAAATCTCAAGCGTTCCCTGCGCTGCGTGGTGCGCGATCCTGCGCCGTGCAATCTCCACGTACTCCGGCGTGATGTCGATGCCGATAAAGCGCATCCCCTCGAGCATGGCACCGCAGCCCGTGGAGCCGCTGCCCATGAACGGGTCAAGCACGACGGCGCCACGCGGTGCGACGAGGCGGATCATGTAGCGCATGAGGTCGATGGGCTTCACCGTCGGGTGATGATTGGCGCGCATTGGGTGATTCGTCGGTCGGTCTTCGCGGTATTCTGCCCCGGTCATCGCGCCCGCTTTGATTTTCTCCATCCCCTCCAGCCCCGCTTCGCGCTCCGATCGCGACGCCTTAGCCGTTTAGAAAAATCGAGACGCGCCGCCGCTCTGCGCATCCAGCGCCGCCGCTGCGTCTTCGTCGAGGATGAGGTTCGCGGGCCAGCGGCCAACATCCGTGCGATTATCTGCGGTTGGTGTTTGTAGGTCTGTACGATTTTCCATTCTTCGTAATGCGGTAAATGCGTGCAACGACGTTTCTGGTCTTGACGTTCCCACCCTGCACCCGTCGATGTTCAGCGCGCCCGTGCCCCACTGCGCCACGTTGTCTGCCACCGTCCCCGTCAGCGGCTTGCGCGCGAGGATGGCGGGCTCAACGGCTGGCTTGAGCGCGGTGCCCCAGCCCTGCCACTGCTTTGCGAGGTCGGTGGATGGCTCCTCGCCGTCTACAAAAATACCGCCGTCACGTTGCGCACGTTCAATCCACGGACGATGTTCTAACGCTCCGGTCATTCCGTGTGGCGTAACAGCTTTCCATCGTTTTTTTCGCTCCGCTCCCGCCTGTTTATCCATTGCCTTCGATACGTCCAGCGATTTCGGGAATCCCGAGCCATAGAGATACATCAAACAGTCGCGCACCTCGAAGCCAGCGTCCTCGATCGCCACCGCCAACCGGTGATACGTCCGTGTGCCACCGAACGCAATCAGGTGTCCGCCCGGTTTCAACACGCGCAACGCCTCTACCCAAAAGTCAACACCGGGAACGCCGTGGTCCCACCCTTTGCCCATGAACGACAGCCCGTACGGAGGATCGCAGACGATGGCGTCAACCGATTCAGCGGGTAGCGTCGCCATGACGTCGCGGCAATCGCCGAGGTGCAATTCGTATCGCATCACTTCACCCTCGGCAGCGTCACACCCGTCTGCCCCTGATACTTGCCGTGCTTGTCGGCGTACGTCACGGCTGGTCGCTCGCCACGGAAGAACATCACTTGCGCGATTCCCTCGTTCGCGTAGACCTTGATGGCGTGCTGCGACGCGTTGTGCAGCTCGATGGTCAGTTCACCCGACCAGCCCGGCTCCATCGGCGTGCAGTTCACGATGAGACCACAGCGCGCGTAGGTGGACTTCCCAACGACGATCCCGACGACGTCCTCGGGAATGGCGAAGGTTTCGACGGAGCGGCAGAGGACGAAGCCGCCGGGTTTGAGCAGATAATGCTCGAGACGGCGCGAATACCATCCGCGAGAGTTCATGTGCCAATCGGAATACAAACTCTCATCGCGAATCGTCAGCGGGTGCGGATATTTTGGGTCAACGATGTCGTCACTGTGGAGCACGGTCTCGACCCACTCATCCGCCACGCGCATGTCATAACCAAACGACGTCACCCCGTACGAGATGACGCCGGGTCGGTCCATACCCTCGGCGAACGGCGTAATCATCCCGGCGGCAGCGAGACGCGTAATCTCGCGGTCATTCAGAATCATCATTCCCCCACTTCCCCCGTAGCACGATAATCCCGATGACCGCGTAGACCGCGAGGTCTAACAGCGTGTCAGCGATGCTCTCGTCAGCCGTGCCGTCACTGCCCGATCGGGTCAGCGTCAGCAGCCGGTGGACTTTGTCGCTCATGCGGACCGCCACCCCGTACAAGCCCGTGCTGCCGATTGCCCCGTTGCCGTACGCGGCATTCTTGCGCAGGTAGAGCGTACGCATCTCAAGCAGCACGCGCGAGAATTCCAACTGTTGGTCACTCACTTGGTCCACGTTGCCACCCCGTCCTCAATCATTAGAACACTCGACCTGCATATCGCGGTTCCGTTTTGCGTTCCTCTGGTTTGCCCTCTTTCCATCCGTAATCACCACCGCAATAGTCGTAGTGCATGTACCACCCGCGATCGTTGAGTTCTTTTTCAATTGCCCGAAGCTCATCATGGATTGCGCTTGCGCGTTTTTGCGTTTCTTTTCGGAGTTGCAACAGGCCGCCGACGCTGCGCTTTTCAAGTGGTTTCATCTTTTTCCCTTTTCTATCCTGACAATAGCCGATAAAGCGTTATTCATCGCATCACCAACACTGAAGAACTTAAACCACCCAGTATGCCAATTATCCGATTGTTCACTGACGATATGATAGAGGTTATTTTTGTGGTCTTTGTGCATAATTTCTACGCACCAATACGGGTTTTCTTCCTCTCCATACCCATGCAGCACAATCGTATATTTTCCTACTCTCATCCAGAGGTGTCGTTTGTTTTTCAACAATTGACGCGCTGTGGCGTTTTGCTGTTTTAGTGTCACATCAATCACTTCCACGTCGCCACCCCTTCCTCAATCGTCAGCCACTGCGACCAGCACTTCTGCGATGCCTTCTTCTAAACATACGTCCATATTTCGGGAATTTTCACATCACCATCTAAAATGTCGTTTAGTGTGATGTCGGGTATTTCCTCCAAGCCATTTAAAATTTTTTCTAGCGTAGAATCCTTACGATAAACATACTGAGAGTCATATATTGCTCTACTGTTAACTAATCTGAAATATTCTTTGTTTAACAATCTTTCTTTGTTGATAGAAATAATTTGCTTGTTTGTTACCTTAACTAGACGATGTACTAGCTCAGACTCTATAACAGCGGATAATTCATCGATGCTATACTCGGTAATATTCAATTCAAAATATTGTGTTTTGTCCTGATGTACTACAAATCTTAAACCATATTTGCTAAACCCAACAAATCCATATGAAAACGGATTGTAAGTTGGTTGTTCAGGCAAATAAACTTCTATTGTACACATCAAAACAGTGAATTGACTATGCAATATTTTGTTTGCTTTTATGTGATCAATAATTGTCTTAATTATGAGTTTCGCGTCGTTTTTTATTTGCTGTTCCATACCGCCCTCCCTTTGTCGTTAATCGTCATCCACTGCGACCAGCACGCCTTCGACGCCTTCCAATGCTTCCACCCTGCGCCATCGTCCCACAATCGCAGGAACGCTGCGTACTGTGATTGTACGTCGTCCGTGTCGGCGTGCGTCCGACCGGCAAGCCATTCGTACGTTTTGTCATTGAACTGAAAGAGTCCGCCGTCAGCCGTGCGGGATCGTGCTCGCAGCGAGTAGGTGCCGTAGGTCAGCCCGTCGCCCGACTCGCACGCGATGATGGCGGCTGCCTCCCGGGTGACGGTGTATGGCTCGACGTGGCAGACGCCGCCGGAGCAGACGAGGTACCAAAACAGGATTACAGCGTTCATAATATTCCAATCACAATCATAGAAATAATGACCGGACAGCACATGATAAAAATTAACACCGTCTCAAACATAAACCGCAAAGGAACAAAAAACTGAAAAATCCGCATCAATAAAAACATTAAAATAATTTTCGTAACTATCATTGGTAAGCCTTTCGTTGTGGAGTGATAAACTGATTTGACGCTCCGCAAATCACGGTTCCCATCGGCGCCCCCGCTTCGTTGCCGCAATTCCCAGCGCCACCCCAAACACTGCCAAGATGAAGCCAACGATGCAGCCGGCGATAAAACTAAGAACGCTCATAATATTCAAACTCCTTCAGCGTTGCATCAAGCATTCGCAGTCGAGAAAATGTCACCCGCGATTCGTCAAAATGTTCGCGGTATGCTTCAGCAAGTGAAATAAGCAGTGAAATATGCTGACTCTGTCGTGCTAATTTTTTCTTGTCTTCAAGCAGTTCAGACGCCAATGCATCGTATTTCAATTTTAAAGCGTCATACTTCTTGCCCATCACGCAGCTCCTCCACGATTGCCTCGAGCTCTTCGACCGCCACGTCCAGTATGTGCCGCGGTGTCGTCCGCACCTCGCGACCCCGCACCACGCACTCCTCGTCCTGTTCGCCCTCGTGCTCTCGAATCATCATCCATCTGCCGCTTTTCTCGACGACGTCCACGCGGTACCAAAACCGTCCAATCAAGCCCCGCCAAATCGTACGCATCCCTCAGCACCTCCATAACCATGACGACATCGTCGACACTGCGCAGGACGAGTGCGGGGTACTCGGCCCATTCGTCAAACCACGCCCGCTGCGACTTGCTCAGCGAACCGGTGGGGCTCTTGACTTCTACACAGAATAGCACGCCACGAAAGCCACACAAGAGGTCGGGCACGCCGCCGCCTGCTTGGCTCAGGTCCGAGACCAGCACCCCGTGGAATCGAAGCGCCGCCACGATCGTGGTATGGGTGCTGTCCTTCTGCTGCCGGCGGTGCCACCACGTCACTCGACACCTCCGACGTCTTGCCCGCTCTTGCCCATCATCACCACCATGGCCACCAGCTCGAGGTCAGCAGCTCGGACCAGCCACGCTTCGTACGCCGCCGCGATCGTGGCAATCTCGCCCCGCGCGGTCTTCGTCTTCGACAACCGACTGCGGAACGCGAGAATCCGCCGCCGCCGGCTGCGGTTATCCCCGGGGCCGTACGCCTCCGACTGGGCAGCCAGCACGCCGACGAAGCGCTCCTGCGTGGCGTCGGATGATTCGCGCAGCTGGGTTCGCCACGCCTCATCGAGCGCGTCCACCTCGGCAGCCAGCCGCTGCATGGCATCGACCGGATACGCCTTGCACGGCGCGCACATCACCCACGGACGCACGGCAGACGCGCCGCACACGAGGCATTTTTTTGTAGATGTCGCCTCGGCTGCGGTTCCTTCAAACAGGTCATCAGTCATCGTCATCCCCCTTTTTGCATTATCGCAGTAAATACCCCCCTTTTTCTAAACTTTTCCTTATACGCGCGGATATAAGAAAGTTTGGAAAAAGACCCCTATTTAATGCGTTAGTGCAGACTTATTGCATTTCCCCTCGTCGAAGCTGACCGCGGGTGGGGAGTGGCGTCACATTGTGCGCGGTTTCGTAGCGTTCCGTTTTGACTCCGAGCCCGATAACGTGCGTGCGATCGTCGCGCATCCCACGGGTGAGCAGCTGCGTGGTAAGCCAGCGCTGCGACTTGCGCGACGCGTCACGCTCTCCCTCGTCTTCGGCCCACTCTTTCCATGCGGCGTACAATTCAGACTTACGCGCGGTCTTGTCTTCGCCCAGTATGCACATCGTCGACAGGAAGCGCGCGACGATGTCTTCCTCGCCGCGGTAGTCGTTGGTTGCGGTCTCCACGGCACGGCAGGTGCGAAGTCCGTTCTGAAACCAGAGTGTCGCTCCGGTAACGGCCCACGACAGAATAGCGGACGCGTCCTCGCGGAATTCGCGCTCAAGGTCGCGCGGGTCGCGCCGCTTCTCGGCTGGGATGTTCGCCACGAAGGGCACGATACGCAGCCGACGCCAGATGCCCGAATCGGTGCCGCTGATACGTGGTTTGTGATTGCCGGTAATCCAGAGGGTGTGCGTCGGTCGGAAGACGAACGGAGCGCCATAGAGGACGCGCGCGACGACGTCATCGCCACCGGTGAGGTCCTTGACTCGTGACTCGTTGAGTCGGCGCCCCTCGGGCATTTCTGACGCCATGGCGAAGCGCTTCCCCTGAAGGGCAGCGACCATCGGCGTGGCGCCCTCGCCATCTTGCCGGTGATCAAGTAGCGCTTCGATGCTGGACGTGGTGGCGTAGTCTCCGAGGATGATAGACATCGCGCGCATGAAGGTAGATTTCCCGTTCGCCCCATCGCCGTAACAGAAAAACAGACAATGCTCGTCGGTCATGCCGGTGAGCGTGTAGCCGACGGCGCGCTGGATGTATGCGATAAGCTCGTCATCATTGCGGAATACGGTTTGCAAGAACTGCGCCCATCGCTGGGAGATGCCGTCATAGTTTCGGTAGGGCACGTCCACAAGCTTCGTCATGCGCAGGTCAGGATGATGGTCGAGGATGCCGCCGGTGCGCAGATTGACGACGCAATCCCCGCAATTCAGCAGCGCGGGGTCAGTGTCGAAGCGGTGCGCGTTGATGATGAGATACGGCTGCGCTTCGGTAATCATGGCGTCGATTCGTGGTGACGCGTCGGACTTTATCGCCCACTTGGCCAGCTCGGAGCTGATGCCGTGGGTGGCTGCCTCGCGGTACATCTCCAGCACCATCTCGTGGGCTTTGCGCTTGACGAGCTGCGCGTCGATGCGGGCCCAGCGTCTGCCGTCCCACTCAAGCCACGCTTTCCACTCGGGCACATAGCAGACTTTCCCGTCAACAAACCGTACCAATCGGTGCGCATTTCCGACGTCTGTGAACGCGCGGTTCTTCATGGTGGTGTCGTCATCCCCGAAATGATTTTCCATCGCTCCTGGGGCTTCTACGGGGCTGCTTTTGGCATGTTTTGGTGAAGGCGGTATATCGTCAGGCGGTGTCGGAAGATTGACCGGGCGTTCTCGACCCGATCGAAGGCCGTCGACGATTGCTTGTCGTTCCTTGCGCTCAGCGCCCTTCGCGGGAACGCGGCAGTCGTAGAGCGTGCGGATTGCCTCATCGTCGGACATTGCACGATAGCCCGCACGGTCGGCAGCTTCGAGGTAACCACCAAGCAGGCGAGCGGCAGCGAATCGCTGCGAATGACGGAAGCCGTCTGGCGCGTTTTCTATCATGCGCTTGGCAGCATCGACGCGACGGTCGATAACGGCTTTCAGCCACGCGTCACTTGTCTGACCGGTAATGGGTAGCGGGTCGGGCTGTTGCAATGGTAGCGGTTCGTCAACGTGGTAGAACACTTCATCGATGATGCCCTGCACGCTGCTGAGGTTGGTGTCGTCTGCGCTGATGGCCAATTCGGTGAATGTGAAATAGCGTGCGCGATCGTAGATTTCGACGCCGATGCCGTTGACCTTCTGTTTGAGGCTGCGCGGAATCGTGCCGGTACCGATGATGTGAATACCGGTGCGACTCGGTGACAGTTCGGCGTAGCTGGTGGACTGCGCCATGAGGTGTCGAGCATATCCAGCCTGCCGGTAGACCGGAGTGAAGTCATCGCCCAGCTCTTCGGTGACGCAGTCATCGAGGTCAATGCCGACGATGTCGTCATCGGGCAGAAAGACCATGCCGACGCCCTGACAGCGCAGCGCCTTGACGCGTGCCGATGCGAGGTGGTAGGTGGTCCACGTTGCGGGGTCGGTTGTGCTGGCGAACTTGCCCGTGGTCGCATCGATGGGCGTCTTCGATGCGTCGTAGCAGACCCAGCGTTTTTGGCGCTTAAGGTCGTCAATGGTGGTCATTTGTTGTCCTTTACGAATGATTCTAAAAAGAAATGTGTATTCCCATGAGTGTCGTATATGTTAATCGAATAAGCTGGTGGTGGAAATTTTACGTTGTGGCAAGATTCGCACTCGAATCGTATTCGAAGTGAAGGACCATCGTGATTGCCTGGCGCTTCTTTTGTCACATCTGGGTCTTCAATTTCAGCCCAAGCATTTCTATCAGTTACTAGCATTGCCCAAGGTTTGTAGCCCTTATCCCAATGATGTTGATAAATTTCAAAACATTTCATATGCATATATGCTTCGTTACAAGTTGGACACAATAGATTCATGTCCGGTCCAAAATCATCAAATGACAAACCCGTTTCTATTTTTTTCCACGTTACTCTTGATTTTACGTTTTCGAGCCAATCATTACGAACCATACGATTCCATCCATGCGGTTCGGCAGTGTTTAAAGTTTGAATATACATTTGCTCTAATAGTAGCGCGTCATCGCGATCGTCGACCTCGTCAAGCAGTTCCATGGTCATGCGGTAGCCTTCTTTGCGCAGTGCTTTGTAAACTGCGCTTTTGGGGTCGTTGTAGTGCTGCTGCCAGCGTTTCGCAAGGTCGCCGCCGGTGATGCCCACGTACTGCTTGCCATTATCCAGATGTCTGATGAGGTAAACTTTGTGTGTCACTTTTGCACCTTCCGTGTCTTCTGTTCCGTGTATACGATCGCCTCGCGAATTGCCGCGCTGGCGGTGGTCGGCTGCCCGTCTCGTTCCGACATGCGCTCGATGATGGTATCGAGCGCGCGCATCGTCTTCGCGTCGCAGGTGAAACTCACCACGTGCGTGTAGATTGCGACTTTTCCCGAGTCTTCCTGTCGGACGCGCTTGGTCCCGTGTGTTTTCATTCTGCCCATTCCTTCCATTCGATGACCGGCTCCATCAGCTGCGCGTCCATCGCGCGGACCAAGCGCGCCGCCAGCTCGGTGCTGAACAGCCACGCGTCGGACTCGTCACCGTAGCGCTTGGCCAGCCACAACATGTCCTCGAGTTCTTGCGCGCTCATGCACGCCAGCATCGCCAGCTCTTCCATCGTGAATCCGCGTGTCTTCATGGTCAGTGTCCTTTCGTAGATGACTCACACATCATACACGTGTATTACTGTTTTTGTCAATCAACAAAACAACAGCGCCCCGATTGCTCGGAGCGCTGCTGCCGTTTTCCTCTTCGGCGTGTTTATTCTACCACTTCGTGACTCGGTTTGAATTCGTATTTGTGGCGCCACGCGTAATTGCGGACGGTTTGCATCGATGCGCCCAGCTCAGCGGCAGCCTCCCAGTAGGTCCGTGTTTTGTACCATTCGGGGTCGGTCGGATAGTCGCACTTGTAATTGTAAATCCGCAGCGGGCCTCCGTAACGAGCGGCGAGGATGCGCGCGCCTTCAGTGGTGAGGCCAAGTTCAGCCGCGATTTCCGGAGCGGTTCGCGTCTGGTACCAATCAGGGTCCGTCGGGTAGTCTTTGGGACCGCGCCCGCGCTTGGACGGTGACCGTTTGAACTTCATGCCGATCGCACCGGCGTACTTCAGCGCGGTGATTGCATTGACGCCCCACAGTTTCGCTGCGTCTTCTTTTGTCCGGGCTGCGTACCATTCTGGGTCGGTCGGATACTTCGGAACGGTCGCCTTTGGTTCTGGCCAGATAGGTTCGCCCCGATGCGGCATGCCATCGACTTCGGCGATATGCCACTCGGCTTCGCCGATGGTGACTTGCAGCGCACGTGCTATCTTTTCGAGCGGCCACCCGCTTTGCAGCGTGGCGATGACGTCATCCGTGTAGCGGAGGTTCTGCGGTTCGTAATCAATCACGCGGATTCTCCAAGCAATCGGCGAGAACTGGGAACGCGTCGATGAGCTCGTCCCACGCCGACCGTGCCACCTGCTGGTGTTCGCGCTGGGTGCCGTGCCCCATGCGCAGCTCGCAGTAGTGCAACCACGAGCGAACGCTGCCGGCCATATAGAGCTTCGATACGGTCATCCCCTCTGGCAGTACGGCGCGTGCTTGCTCTTTGGCAATGCCGCGCCCGATTGCTTCGGCGTAGACTTCGCCGACAGCATCAGCGATTTTGTTCTGTGCTTGGTTCCACCACGCCGCCAGATGCGGGTCGTCCGTGTCGATGCTGTTCTGGCGGTTGCGGTTGTCTTGCAACCGGGCAGCACGGAACGCGAAGCCGAGGTCGGTCGGGTCGGCGTACCGTTGCGAGAACTCCTGAAAACTGAAGGACCGATGGCGCAGCATCTGCCGGGCGATGTCGCGCGTGGTGGTAATCTCCATCACGACGTGCGCCATCTCAAACGGGCTCCAGTGCTTGTGTTTGATAAGGAACCGCAGCAGCCGGGGAGCGGTCTCGTGTGACTCTTGGTTTTGCGGATTTGATACGCGCGCCACGTAGGCGATGAATTGCTCAGGGTCAAGGCTTGGCAGTGTCGGCACGGTTTGCGCGACGAGCTTTGCGCTGTGCATAGGTGATACCTGTCTTTCCATCTTTGGCAGTAATCCCGCGCGTGCGGAGGTAGTAGCGGACGTTTGCTTCTGGCATGCCGACAATGGCGGCAATTTCCTGAACCGTGAGTGTTGCGTAGTCGGTGATAGTGCAAAATGCATCTGGCAGCGTTTTCTTTTTGCCCTTATGACGCGCGCGGATGATGGCTGCTGCACTGTACGAAATGCCCAGCATGGCAGCCGCCGCCCTCGTCGATCGTGCTGCAAGAATCTCCGGCGTCATCTTCTCCAGCTCGTCAGGTGGGGTATACGCGCGTCGTGGTGGTCGCAGTGCATAGCGGTGTTTTCTGACCGTTGACGCCTCAACACCAAGCGCACGAGCGACGTGATCATCTTCCAGACTCGACCGCAGCAACGCCATAGTAGAGTCATCGTAGCGTATTGGTTTCGGAACGCGTGGTTTCAGTCCAAGTAGTCGACGGTAGCGGCTGATAGTCGTCTGATTCACACCTACTCGAGCTGCTGCCTCGGCTTGCGTGATGTCCGCGTGGAGCGCATCCCAAATCTTTGATTCACTGACGTCAATCATACGTGGCTTGTACTTTGGAACCATGGCCTGACGGATGCGCATGATGGTCTGTTTGCTGACGCCATGCGTACGCGCGACGTCAATATTAGGTAGGTCCAGATTCAAACAGTCCGCTTTGAACTGTGGACCCAAGCGCCGGAACCACCGGCGCGCGGTCTCTTTGGTCATCATGTACGCCATCACCACCCCTTGTCGAGCGTAATGCGCAGCGATTCCTTGCGGGTCGTTTTCTTGCGCGCGTCGATGAGCTTCTGTGCGATCGCGATGCCGTCCTTGGTGCCGTCAGCGTAGAGCTCGAGCACGATGTCGTCGATGGCGTCGGTGTCGTAGCTGTGCGACTCAGACGCCGGCACGATCGAGACCGACGCGACGCCGTCCAGCTTCGCCTTGCCACCGAGCTTGGCAACCTCGGCGCGGATGATGGCGCGCTTGTCATCCATGAACCCACCGAGCGACTTGTATTCGCTCTCCAGTTCGCGGAAGTCGCTCAGCGCGGTGATGAGGGCCTCGGGCAGCTGTTGGTCAGGCATGGTCTTTTCCTTTCGTGTGTTCTTTGTCCCGTTGGCGAATGATGCGCCGGAATTGGAAAATGCGGCTGGTAGCTTCAGCGAGCTTGTCGGTGTAGAAATTGTCCTCGTCGATTTCGGGGCGGCTGCGGATGAGAGCCCGCAGCGCTTTCGTTTCCCCGATGAGGTACTCGACCTCGCGGTCAATATCGGGCATATCCGACCACCTGGTCACAGATATGCAGACCGCACGCGCGACTGATTCCGTGATGCTCTTCGCTGATGGTGTACTGACACAAACAGTCGACCTCGATCGTGACGCGCGAGACGTCGGAAAGCAGCCACAACATCCGCTGGATGCGGTCCGGGTCGATTGCCTCAACCGGGTATTTTTCCATCTTGACCGGGATATCATGCACGGAGTGAACATGGACCCAGACGAACGCGCGACCGTGTGCGGAGGTGAAGTTTTTGTAGCTCATCGTGCCCGGCTTTCGTAGCTGAAGAGGTGCCCGAACGGCAGACCGACCGTGGCGCCCTTTTCGTTGCGGATGATTGCGTAGGTGCGCTGCCCGTGGGTGACGTCCTCGGTGGCGAGGATGTCCATGATGCGGCGCGTGAGCTGCTCGGACGGGACGGCGATGACGTCGGAGTAGTCGAGCAGCTTGGTCGTGCGGACGCTGCGGATTTCGATGCGCAGCTTTTCAGCGGAGAGGCGGCGTTGGTCGAGGATGCCCATGGTCGTGATTCCTTTCGTTTATTACTGCGCCAACAGCTGGCGGAGTAGCTTGCCCAGTCCGACGAGCTCGTCGTAGGTTGCCGCGTCAACGTCGGCAGCCGCATCGTGCACAACGGTGATACCGCGCGCTTCGGCTTGAGCCATCAGCTCCTTGACCGCAGCGACCGTCTTCTCCATCGTCGCAGTGTTGGGCTGGCCGTCGCGACGTCGTGCGATGACGACTTCGTCGGCTGATGCGATGGACCGGCGCGCCGGCAGCTTGACGTCCACCTTCTGGCGTTTGGTATCCATGCCGAGGAATGCGAGTGCCCGACCGACGGCGGATGTCTCGGCATCTTCGAGCGGGTTGGTCGCCTGCGCCGATCGCGTGGCGTCGAGGCGGAAACTGCCGATGCCATCGGCCTGCGTGCCATCGCTGAAGATGACCGTGGCGCGAATGAAGCCCATCGTCGCGGTCAGCATGACCGGCGGTGCCGTGCGGATTTCCTTAATCCAGCCCTCGGCGTGTGCGAGGGCGATGCGGTCTGCAACGGTGATGTAGTCCTGAATGTTGAAGCCTGCGGATGCCATGGTCGTGATTCCTTTCGTTGGGTGGTTATTACTTGGCAGCCATGCGAGCGCGGAACTCGTTGCCGAACACCATCATCAAACCAGCGGTCAGTTCGTTCTGGACTTCTGCGTAGCGGTTGGTCCAGAGCTGCATTGCGGCGAAAACTTCAGCGGTGGTCATGCGAGCTGCTTCGGCCTTGGCGATTTGGATGTGCATTGCGTTGGTCATTGTCGTTGTCTTTCGTTGCGTCAATTGCTTATGTGCTTAATATAGTGCATACGAAAAACTTTGTCAAGCGAATTTTCAACGAGTTTTCGACGAGTTTTCGACGAGTTTTGAAAACACACAAAACCCGCCGCGATCGCGACGGGTTTCGTGCCGAAAGGAGTTCGCGGCGACCAACCTCGAACAATCGTATTGTATCAGAACGGAAGCGGTTCGTCAGCGACTGCATTCCCGTCGCTGTCTTCACGGGTTGCCGCTGGTCGGCTGTCGAGCATCATAAAGTCGCGACAGACGATGTCGATCGCGGTCTTGGTAATTCCGCCGGTGTCCTTGTATTCGCGCAGCTGGACGGTGCCCTCGATGTGCACGCGGCTGCCCTTGTGCAGGTAGGTCAGCGCGAGGTCGCCGAGCTTGTCCCAGCATTGCACGTTGAACCAGTCGGTCTTCGTCTCGCCCTTGCTCGGGCGATTGCACGCCACCGAGAAGGAAACGACCTTGCCGGTGCCGGCTTGGCGCTCTTCGGGATCGCGCCCGAGCCGCCCGGTGAATGTGAAGCGGTTGTAGTCTTTGGCCATGGGGAGTCTCCTAGTAGGTCCGCGGTTGGTCCTGACTATTCTACCACGGCGCGACTGGCCACGTGGTGACTCCCCACTCGAGATTGTCGGTAATGTCGCGCAGCTCCTGCCGATAGATGCGCCACGCTTCAACCGCAGCCGGCGTCAGGTTCACATCGGGCAGCTGCGTATAATCGCACGCCACGAGCTTGGCATTGCGCACGGTCCGCAGCGCGTCGATTGCCCCTGCCGCGTCGAATGGTCGGTCGACGATGACCGCTCCCGCTGGCGGTTCGTAGTATTGTTCGCCGTATTCGTCCCAATACTCGACCGTGATGGTCTCGGGCACGTAGATGCGGTACAGAATCATAGCAGCACCATATGCATGATGGGCGATTCCCCAGCGCTGTCTTCGGTCACGACTTGCAGCGTGTGCGTGGCGCTTGCCTGCGTGAGTCTGATTTGCACGACGTCGCCGGCCTTGTAGAAACGCGTCGAATTGAGGCGAAACTTCGCGTCTTTGGAATCGCCCGTGCCCATGGTCGCGACCTCGACGCCGTTGACAACCACGTCGCCCGTGATGCTGTCTTTCGTTTCGAAACTGCCCTTAATGGATAAATGATAGTAGCCCGCGATCGGGACGGTGATAGACGAACCCGACCACGTCATGCCGTTGCTGGCGATTTCGGACTGCCACGTCACGAGGACGCCGGCGGTGGTGATGTTGAGCGTCGCGGTCCGCGTGAGTGAAAGGAAGATTGCGTCGTCAAACTGCTCGACCATAGCCATGCGCTCACGCAGCTGCGCGGTCTCAGATGGTAGCTTCCAAGTCAACCTGTATGTCCTCCTTGCCCGTGTTTTTCATCGACAGCGAGACCGACCCAATCTTGCGCGTAATCGACGTGCTGCCGCTGACGACGGTGACGAGGTCGCCCATGAAGTAGTCGCGCGCGTATCGGTATTGTGACGTCTGCACGACCTCGATATCGTAGATGGCCGTCTTGCGCTGCTCTTGGTTGTATCGTCGGCGCGCCATGTTGCGCAGCTGGTCGACCGTGTTGGACGACCCGCCTTTGACCATGCCTTCGCGCAATGACAATCCCGTCGGCGCGCTTACGGGGAAAGCCGAGCGCAGATTGTTCTTGTCCTTTCCCTTCCCGATCGCCATGAAGTACGTGGGCGAGGCGAGGTTGTTGGTCGTGCGCTTGTAGCTCGAGATGGCGTTGTTCTTCATGGTGAATTTGACCGTGGTCGTGCGGTCTGCCCCGAGGTAGTTTGCATACCGGAAGGTGAATGTCACCGGCGAGAGTGTGAGCACGACCTCGAAGTCGAGCGACCCGAAATCTGCGACCTTCTGCATGGACTGCAGTACTGGCTCACCTGAGCAGGCGAAGTCGCCACCGGTCGCGCCGATGTTCAGGTCTACTGCGTCCACCGCCGACGAGAAGCGTCCATCCGTCCATCGATTGAGCGACGTGCCGTAGCGGCGCGTGTCCGATGCGGTCATCACTGGCGGCGCGCCGTTCGCCTTACTGCCGATGTTCGTGTTCCACAGCTGCGTCAGGATTCCCGACGCCTTCGGATAGGCTGCCGTGCTGAAGAGTGAGACACCCACGAGGTTCGGATACCACGCGACGATACGGTCTGAGAGAATCGCCGTTGCAGATACGCAGGAGATCTGTACGCGATTATTTGCGGCGTAAAGTCGCTCGATTCCACGGATGAACCCGATAAATTCCGTGTACGGGTTGATGTTGTTTTCCGGGTCCGACCGCGTGATGATGACGATGTAGTTCACATCGAACGTGACATTTACGAACGATTCCCCCAGCGTGACGGTTGCCACGCTCGGGGTGTTCGTCTTGTGCACGATGCTGATAGTCAGCGGCGTGAGCACGCGTAGCGGCGTGCCCGTCGCGTCGCACATGGTGATTTGGTACTTGACCATGGATTACACCCGCGCGATTGTGAAAACACCATCGGAGAATGACTGCGTGGCAAGACCAGACATTACCGACCACTTGACGTCAGTTCCAGCATTCAAATACTGCAACGTTGACATTGTAATTTCGTGGTTTGTGCTGCCTGCCGCAGCAAAACTATGTAATTGTGTGCGTACTCCATTCAGACCAATTGAAGCACGACGCCATGACGTGGTGCCGCTGGAGAACGTGCCCGTCAGCGTGATGATGTAGAGGTCGGTTTTGTTGACCGTGATGATTCCAGTCGTGTTGTTGACCGTGAAAATCTTGTCCATGGATGAATTGATGACCGAGCCGGCGTTGTAGTTTACAACATCATACTGCGTTGTTGCCGATGTCAGCGTTGCGGTACCTGCCGCCATCTGCGCGTAAACCTGCCGACCGAGTGACGTACTGATGTTGTACGACGAGTACGTGTAGGCAATCGACGAAATAGCCGTGCCGTTCCAGCCAATCGTCGCAAGCTGGATGGATTGACTTGGCACTGATGTCACGACTGCAAGACGCACAGAATATGCAGGAATCGTCGAGCCACCACCAACGGCGCGAAAAACAGCGAGAGGCGATGCTGAATTATTAACCGCTACGACAAGATAGTAGGTGGTCGCCGCACCACTCAATCCGATGGTGACTGCCGTGGTATTTTCATAAAACCATCCAGCGACCATCGCGTTACCATCTCCGATGGACAGCGTGGACGTACCGACACCGCTCAGCGCGAAGGGCTGGTCGCTGCCGTTGTTCGTGTACAACAGCTGACCATTCGATAACGTCTTTAATTCCATCTGCGTCATGCGTCCGGATGTGTAACCACCCGCGACGCCGTCGCCCGATCCCGACGTCATCCCAATAGACTGCTCTGCCATGATTACACTCCTATGTAGCGCGTGACGTACGTGAGAACGACCAACGACGCGCCCGACGCGCCCGTGCCGCTGATGCTGATGCTGTTATTGTTGAGGATGTTGCCACCCGGCGTTGCGTAGATGCGCCAATCGACCAGATTTGACGAGACGTCGAGCGCTGCGAATTGGTCGATGCCGTCTTGGTCGATGACCGTGTAGACTCCGTAGGAAAGGTCAATCGTCCAGACCGCACCAGTCGGGATTGAGCCGTTGAATTTTATCACGTGCCCTTGCGTATCGACCATGGTCAGGTTCGATATTGGACCGGTCGCTCTGATTGTTGGATAGGCATCCCACGACCCATCGTATGAAATCAACGTCGTCTTATTTATGAGGTTATCGCCGTAGAGAACGGGGTAGACCTTTGGGTAGAGTGTCGGCGTACCGGCGATGACACCGCTGATGGTGAAATCTTCGTTGATGCCGTTCTCCCACGTCGGGTCGTTGGCTTTGATTTGGACGACGGTCCGCAGCGTGTTGTGCTCGGCGTCCGTGTCAAAGTCGAGACCGCCCACCACGTGCCCGCGAATCTTGCGCGCATAGTTTCCCGTCGCGTCCGACCACGAGACGTTAACCAGAATCTCGTCGTCTCCATAGTTGAAAATTTTGGACAGCATGTAGCGTCGTGACATCATCTCCTCTGGGGACGATGCCATCGTCAGAATCGGCAGCTGAAAGACGCGTGGTTCGAGCTGGAAGCCGACGTAGGTGTCGCCGTTCTGGTACGGCTTGCGCGTGAAAATCTGCTTGTACTGCGCGTTTCCCCAGTTGACCGTTCCGATGATGTAGACCGGGAAATCTGCGTTGGTGCCGAAGTTTATCACGCCCTTGCTGTTGGCGAATTGGTAGACCTGACTATTCCGGGTGATTGTCACGTAGATGGTCATTACATCGCCCCCAAGCTAACCATCATGGCGCGCGCGTCACTGATGAGCGACGACTCAGACTGCGTATTTGCGTACGACGCGGAGAAATTGTAATTGTTCACCGTCTGCGCACCGGATGCCGCGGCGAGGTCGGCTGCGGTCGTCACGTCGGGGATGCCCGCCATGATACCCGTCGCGATACCGCGCGAGATGTTGACGCCGACCATGTCGTGCATGAGCTGCGATGGTGACGCGATGCCGAAGAAGTCTTTGACCGCTTGGAATGCGTTTTTGGCGGCGTCGAGGGCTGCGGTCTTGATTGCAGACGCTGCGGAGGTGATACCGCTCGCGATTCCTTCGGCGATGTTGGTCCCGACCTCGGCGAACTTCGCCCGCACGTCAGCCATGAACGACAACAGGTTTTTCCCCAGCTCTTGGCAGAACTTCCACAGGTCGCCGAGCGCTTTACCCGCGGTATCTTTGAGCGTGGTCCACGCGCCGGCGAAATCGCCCTTGACCAATTGCGACAACGCGGTGAAGAGACCGGTCACAAAATTTACCGCAATCGTGGCGGCACTGACGAGCGTGTTTAGCACGGTCTGAATCTGCGGCCAGTACTGCGTGAACAGTTCCGCGATTTTCGTCCATGCCTGCCCAAGCAATCCAAACGCTGCCACGAGTACGTCTTGAATAAGCTGCGCAGCTGCTGAGAACAACGACATCAGCGATGTGATGAGTGACTGCACCAGAGGCGAGGCGAAGTATTGCATAACTGCGTCACCGGCCTGCTGGAGAATTGGCACATAAATGCCGATGAAGTTCATCGCCGCGTCCATAATCGGCTGGAACCACGTCGCCAACATTCCGAAGTAGACGCCCAGCTCGGCGATGATTCCCGGCACGGCAGCGATTGCTCCGCGGATGGTGTCAAACACCGTTGCGATAACTCCCGACTCGTTGGTGGTCGTAATCCACTCAGCGATGCGTCTGACGACGTCCGCGATGATTGGCACTACCGTATCCACCATAAACGAACCGAATTGCATGAGAATGGGCATGAGCGATTCGCCAAGCGTCTGCTTGATGTCGTTCATTTTCTCGGCGAGTACGACCTGCTGCCCGGCGTAGGTGTTGACCGCAGCGGCAGCCGACCCACCGAACTGTGTTTCGAGTTCTTGTAGCATGATTTGCTGCGCGCCGGCAACGTTGCCCGCTTCGACCATGCTTTTTATCATGTTTTCTTGTTCGTCTGTGAATTGCACGCCCGATCGGCTGAGCGCTGCTAACCCCGCGACGGGGTCGTTGAGTGCCTTACCGACCTGCATCGCCGCGGTGTTGAGGTCCGTGCCCATCGCTTGCGACATGTTCGTCACTGCGAGAGTTGCATCGGCGAAGGTGTCTTCCTTGATGTTCGTAAATGTGGCTAGCAGATTCTGCGCGCCGAGGATGGCATCATCGGAAAACAACGACGCCCCAGCGGATGCGCTGAGGCTTCCGGCGAGATTCGCCATATCTTCCGCGGTTACGCCTGCCGCTGCGCCGGTCGAGGCAATGACCGCTTCCGTCTGCGCGAAGACCGAGTCCCACTGCGACGCTTCCTGGATGGAGCCGCTGACAAAATCAGAGACCGCACCGAGCGCTTTGCCGCCCATGTCAGTGACAAACCCACCGATTGCCTGCCCAACACCTTGCAAGACACCGGTCATCACCGAGCCCATTTTGGTAAATGAACCGCCGACCTGTCCAGCCTTGCCGCCAATGCTGTCAACCTTCTGGTTGACCTCGTTGGCCACCGAGCTTGCTTCGTCTTCGCCCTTAAACCGAATCAGTACCGTCTCTTCGGCCATTACTTCTTACTCCGTCGCTTCTCTACCGAGCGCTCAATCGAAATCATCTCAAGGTCCTCGCGGATAATCCGCCATGGGACCTTATCCAATTCCGTCGGCGTGCAATGGTAGACATCGCGACACATAATCAGCCGTATGTATTCCGCCGGCGCTTCTGCTTGCGTCCACAGGTGAGCAAGCAGCCGGCGCTTTAGTTTCCCACGTTCGGGTCCAGCTCGGCGAGGATGGTCTGGATAATCTTCCGGAAGTGCCGTGCTGGGATGTCTTCAAACTCGCCGCCCTCAACGATGACTGCCTTCCGAAGGATGGCGATTTGCTTGGCGCTGTCGTTGCCGACGTCCTGCAGTGCGATGAGGTCGCGGATAGTAATCATGTCTGCGTCGATGGTGTACTGCATGTGGGGCATGCTCCTAAAAATGTGCTGCGGGATCTCTCAGAAACTGCATTTCCCTGCATCACAGTGCGAAGTAGGGAAAAAGTGGGGCTGTTGATTGGCTTGCGGTCACGCCCCACCATGACCGCACGCCCGAACTATGCGACTTCCGTGTAGGTGATACCCGGACACTTCACGACGAAGCTGACCATCAGCGCATCGGCTGAGGATGCGTCCACCGCGGGGAAGTCCATCGAGGTGATGTAACCCGTGGCCATCGTCTCGATAGTGTTGGCACCGGACGCGGCACCACGCGGTACCCACTTCAGCTGCACGGCAGTCTTGTTCTTAAACGCGTCCTGCACCAGGATGAAACCTTCGGTCGCGGCAGTCTCCGTGTAGAGGATGTTGACCGTCACTTCGACCGGTTCAAACTTGCCGACGTACACGATCGAGCCCGAACCGTCGAGGGTGTACGCCTCGCTGTTCATGACCGTGGCGGTTGCAGCATCCACGCTCTGCGTGCTGCCGCTGATGTCGACGTAGGACCCCGCGCCCACCTTGAGGGACACGGTAGCCGCTGCGCCGTTGATTGATGCGGTTGTCTGTGCCATTGATTGCTCCTATTGGTTGATTTCGCGAACGGATACCGTGGCAATGACCGCGTCATAGAATCGCCCTGACGCTTGCGGCCATTCCAATATTTGGGCACGACAGCGAATGTCGATGACCGCCCACGCCGGTGCGACCAACGTGCGCGCCGCGTCGTGGTAGGCTGCGAGGTAGGATTCCATATCGCTGACAACGTCCGACAATCCCAAGCCAGTGCCCGCGGTGCGAATCAGCGCCACGTCACTGATTGCCCACTCTGCCGTCATCACGTGACCAGAACCACCGAGGGTCGCTGTCTTGACGCGGGTCGATTGCATACCGACCGCCGACACGATGCGCACCGGCGCGTCGGCGATGTTGACCGCGTTTTTCAACGTGGACCCACGCAGCACAAGCGTGACCGGTGCGACGCTCATCCCGACAATCGCGTCCACGATGTTGGTGAGCTGACTCATGAGTGCCGCCGATACTGTTTGATGCAGCGATTGACGATTGATGGCATGCCCGGCGGCATAATCGGCACGCCGTCCGCGGACATGACTGCCGCGTTGCTGTAGGACGACTGGTCGCGGTTGCGGTAGAGGTGCCCTGCCAGCTCGAGCGTGGCTTCGACGATGTCAGCCGGTGGCGTCGTTGAATACGCCCAACGTCCAACGATGCTTACCGCGTTCCACGGGATCGGGTCGTACTTCCAAACCGACGTGCCCGAGATGATGCGCACTGCGTAGGCGGGTTTCCGATTGGCAGGCAACAACATCACGTCCGTCGTAAGAATGGCAGCGCCGTCTCCGTTGGTAATCGACGTGAGAACCGCGAGGTCTTGGTCGAATTGCAACGTGTCCGGGTCGAGCAGGTTGCCGCCTTGCGAGACGTGGAGCGGGGTGAACTTGCGCGTGGTGTCGGCTGCCGCTTCAAACACGCGGCCCGTCTGCGTCTCGATGTACTGCTGCGCACGCGTGACCGCATTCCCGAGCTGCGTGTCGTCTGCGGTTGAAGAGATTTTCAGCCATGCGCGCAAATCGGCTGCGGTTGCGTACGCCATTAGACCACCTTCGGACGCTTGGGTTTGGCTTCAGGTGCCGGGGCTGGTTCGTCAGTCAGTGGGACCGCCGAGCCTTCGTTAATGAGCTGCTGCGCTTCCGATTCGCTCAGGTCGACCACGTCACCCGGGTGATACGCCTCGGTGATTTTGGTGCCCGGCACGCGGTACGCCATGCTATGTAGCATTTGGACTTTCATGGTGTGGACTCCGTAACGGGGAGCTGTCAAGGATTACGTGACAGCTCCCCTGACGACTAAGCGTGGACGCCGAGTGCGAAGGCTTCGATTTGGGTCACGTCGCCACCGTAGCGCCACGAAGCGACCACGTAGGTGAGACCCTTGCGAATGTCGCGCCAGCGCTCGATTTGAACGCCCGAGGTGCGCTCCACGAATGCGTAGTAGCTGAAGTTACCGAAGATGATGGACTTGTTGCCGGTCCCGATCGCAGGAATCTGTGCCGACAACATGACCGGCCAACCTTCGACCAAGCGCTGCCCGTTGACGGTCTCGGTGATGCGGTTGTAGTTGGTCAGGTCCAGAACCTTCAGCGCGCCCCACGTGCTGTTCTGCATGATGAAACCGGTCTGACCGTTGGTCAGGTATTCGCCGGCGACATCGGTGCTCAAGCCGACAATCTGCGCATTGGTGATGGCCGTGGCGCTGAAAGCCGTGGTGTTCGTGACGCGGGTGAGCAATCCGTACGGCTGACCCGAACCGCTGCCGTTGACGATGTAGTTGTTGGCGCTGACTGCCATCGCGCGAGCGATTTCGCCCTGAATGAACTGCTCGAGGTTGCTCGAGGTGTCGGCCAGCAATTCGTCGGACAGCGCGAATTCGAGCGTGTCCTTGTAGAGCTGGATAGTCTTCGAGTTGGCGAGATTCGGCTCGCTGGCTGTTGCGGTCGTGCCTTCGCTGACGATACCCGGGGTTGCCTTGACGGACTGCGCCGGCATGATGTGCTTCCACGATTCCGTGGTCACGCGGGTGAAGCCGACCTGACCGAGGAACGAGAGCTCATCGCGCTTGGCGACAATCTCGCGGTTGATGGTCGTCGGGACGGTGAAGCCGCCGTCGTTGTTGGTGGCTTCGGTCATCGTCTTGTAGAACCCGGCTGCTGCGCTCTTGGCGTTGGTCAGCGTGTTCATCACGGACGAGTCGTTGCTGCCGCGCATGAAGCTCTTGTAGGCCTGGTGGTACTCGTTGGACGCGTAGGGGCTTTCGCTCTCGACGCCTGCCGGGAGTACCTTAACGGTGCCGGTCGGCTGGAAGGTGCCGCCTGCTACGGGTTCGCCGGCCAGTTCGTTGATGGCAGCCTTCACTGCTTCTTTGATGTCGCTCATGGTGTCCTCTGTGCTTGTACTGCGGTTTGTATCGTCGTGACCGGTGACGTCCGCCGCAGTGCGCACGGGATTCCCTGTGGTCTTGACTTCGGTTGTGGTGCGGGGCTCTGCCGGCGTTGGCGTCAGAGAGATCTCTGCGACAATCCAGCGCTTAATGTCGCCGCCGATGCGCTCGACCAGATGCGACGCGGCACCGGTCGAAAGACCGAGTGCGCCCTTCTCGGCGAGCTTCATCACGTCAGCAACGTACTTGTGACGGCGGTCTAGCTCAATTTCGACGTCGATGCCTTCGTCCGTCGGCGTCCACGCTTTGACCGTGCCGATGGCGGACTTGATGCCGCCGAGTGCGTGGTCGTAGTAGACCGGCATGCCGACGAAGGAACGCGTGGCGCCAAAGTCGGTGTCTTTGCTGAAGCGGTCACCGGTCAGGTCTTCGCCACCGAACACCACGCCACGACCGGCGAGGGTGTAGGGTGCGGTTGCCTTGATTGCGTGTGGTGTTGACTTCATTCGCGCCCCATCAATCGACGTGCGAAGCGCTTCGCGGCTTCTGCTGTTTCCATTGTCGGGGTGCTGTCAAGGGCTGCGGATTTTTCAGCGTCCATCTCGTCTTTCCACTCTTGCGGAAGCCGTGCAACGAACTCTTCGCCCTTGCGCTGCGCGATCGCGATGAGCCGCTGCTTAAATTCCTCGAAGGTGACGTCGCCACGGTAGCGACCCCACGACGAGACCGCAGCGGGGATGTCGCCCGGCGTGACCACGGGGAAGTTCCGCGTCTCGGGGATGACGAAGTCACCCGCTGGCATGTCGGCACGTTCTGCCGGCGTGGACTCGCGGTCTTCGATGGCTTTGTCCGCGGTCATCATCTCTTCGTCCATCGGCTCAGCTTCTGCCATCGGCTCGGCTGGCGCTTCGTCCATCGGTTCCGATTCGATGCCGAGCAGCGACTCCGGGATAATCCAGAATTTACAGATGGCTTCTTCTTCGATGTCGCCGTCGATGATTTCGCAGCGATTGGCGAGAAAGAATACGCAGTTCTTGCAGACCATGCCTTCGTCTTTGAATGGGTTTTGTGTAGCTTCTGCGTAATGCGCACCATTCGCGCCGATGCCGCGATCGAACACGCCGTATTCCTCGACGATGCTCTCGTACATGTCGTAAAGCGCGACCTGCCGCTCGTTGAGCGTGGCGGACTCGTCGAGTGCTTTCACACTCTTCGGTCGCATGCCGTCGTAGCCGACGGTGCGCAGCGCCTTCATCGTCTGTTTCGTGTGATGCGCTGCCGTGCGAAGCGCCTCCATGTCTGACTCGCTGTGCCGGCGTGATGCCTTCGTTTCCATGTTGTCCTCCATAATGCGACGCGCCCACGCGCGCCCCTCGTCACCACCCCAGCCCTGCCACGCTTGCCACCCGGGACCTTGGTCGTCCCACGTCGCGCCCTGCTTATCCACCTCATGACGCTCGAAGTAGGCAACCATCCGGCGGACCGTCTCGAGACTGACCGGGTCGCGGTTGGCTAGCTGATTAGCACGTGCCAAGCCGACCGCGGTCATCCCTCGTTGCGATTCTGGCTTCGATTGCCTGACCTCGAGTGCCTGCCGCGCGTTGGCTGCGACGTCAGCCGGTGGCGTGAATGTGTCGGCCATCAAAAGCCCTCCATAGCCTGCTGCACAAGCGCGTCGAGGTCGCCCGATAAATGAACCTGCTCGACTGCATTCTGCGCGGTGTTCCATCGTCCTTGATGAATCTCTGCCTGCTGGTCGCCGACGACGTACTTTGCGTACGACGCGCCCGACACGAGCACGGCTTCGTCACCGAAGAGGTCGACACGATAACTGCGGTTCAGTGTCTCGCTGCCATTGAGGCTGCCACCACGACCGCGCACGTACGGAACAGTGATGTCTCCGCGCTTGATTGCCGCCATCACAAAACGCCGCTGTCGTTCGGACTTAAACTTCATCGACCCGGGCGACGGTGGTGGTGGCTTGTCCTCGTTAAGTCGTGCCTGCGTGAGTGCCGCGTAGCCAAGCGTGACCGCGCGGATGACCTCGCCGATTTGCGCTTCCCCGATCCTGCCAAGGATTTCGACGTCGATATTGACTTTCATCAGCGCACCAACCGCAGCGACGTGTCACAACGACAGTTCACATGCCCCGGAGGTCCATCCGGGAATTCTCCCGCCCACTCGTCTTCCGTCTTGCCATTGAGCGGCACGCAAATCGGGCAGACCAGCTCGTCGGCGTCTGTGTTCCACACGCGCGTCATGGTGATGCCACGCTGCCCGAGATAATCCTTGTACGACGAGACCGACTGTGCCGCTGCGCGTGTCGTCTCCGTGATGGCGATTGCCTTGGCGCGGTTCGGGTCGGCGAGTGGCGTGATGGCTGCCGTCACGTCTTGAATGGTCATGCCCGGCGTCGTGCGGAACGTCTCGATGATTGACCCGATGCGGTCCGCCGTCGTCTGGTCGATGCCATTCGTTGTCATCGGCACATGCGTGCCTAACCAGTTCTGAATGTAACGGCTGCTATCGTCCGTGGTCATCGGGATGGCGAACTCGTTGCCGAGCGCGTCCAACCGCTTGCCCATCGTCGTGCCAAGCTCGGACTGCAAGACCGGCGCGATGACGTCTTTGAGTTCTGTTTCGGGCACGTCGCCATTCATAATGTCGCGCGCCCATCGTTCGCCACGCTTCCGCATCTCTTTGATGATGCGGTTGTAGATGCGCAGTTCGTCCGGCGTCATGTCATCGACCGGCGCTTTGACGGCTTCGATGATTGCGGGAATGTCCACAACCTTCATGCCCTTGTAACAGCGGTCCATCACGGCGTCGACGTCATGCACGGTCAGCAGCGCCGAATCAAAAGTGCAGCGTGGGTCGCGTCCACTCTTAATCCGGCGCTCAATTTTTTTTGCGAGAAGTCCCCACTCTGCCGTCTTCGCATCGGGCAACACGACCTCGGCAGGCTGCGCCGTGATTTCGATCGGCGTCTCGGTCGAGGTGCCGACAGGTTGCGGTTCAGGTTCGGGCGTGGCGCTCGCTGCGGGATCGGGCCAGTATTCGTCGAGGTTGTCAATGCCGAGAATCTGCGCCGCTGCCCGTGGCGGGATGCCGCCTTGCGTGTAAGCGAGGAACGACGACGCGCGCGCCGCTTCGTCCACCTGGAAGACGTCCATCGTCTCGGGCTTCCACTCAATCCGATAGTTTATGGGGCCGAGCAGCTGCGCGTTGATGACGGAATCATAGAGCGCGATACGCGGGACGATGGTCTCGCGCCAGAACGACTGTCGATCGCTGTCTGCCGTGGCGTAGTTCGCTGCCGACGCTTCCAACATCGTCCGCGGGACTCCAAGCGTGGCAGCCACTGCTGTCGTCGTGCGCTCGGTCAGCTCGGGCATCTGCAACGAGTCAATCGGCGGCGTCAGCTGCGTGACCTTCAGGTCGGGCGAGCGCAAGAACAGAAACTTGAACGCGTTCATGATTCCGCCGCCGGCTTTGCTGTTGACGTCGGCGCTGAATCGCTCGACCTCGGCAACGTCCGTGTATTCCGGCAAGTTCATCACGGTGACTGGCTGCGCGCCACCTTGGAAGAACGCCGACGCAAACGACGTGGCGTAGTGGCTGAGCTGCGCGTGCTGCAATGCGACTGCTGCCGGTGCCGTCCCGGGTCCGTAGTCGTCCAAGAACGATGGTTCGCGGAAGTAGACAATCTGCTCGGTTG